ATCGAAGCCGTTGGTTTGGTATAATAAATTAAAAAATACAGAGGTTAAAAATTTATGAACGTACTATGGTTATCGGCACCTTATAGAAAAGATGATATAATGTCTAATAGAGACGCTGTTTGGGTATACACGGAGAATGAAGAACAAAAAGGCGGTGGTGAAGTTGTTGAGTTTATGAGGTCTACAGAAAATTGTCATCCTTTGATAGTAAAACAACACTTTGGAAAAGATGGTTTTTATAGAGAAGATAACATACTTAGAACTACACAAGTTATTGAAAGATATTTTAATTCTTTGTTTATAAAGATAAAACAAGGTAAATTAGCTATCTTACCTACCATAGATATAAATGAAATTATGATAGAACTAGAAAAAAACGCACCTAGTTTACACTCTGTTTTTGTAAAAAATATTGAAATTACAAATAGATACAAAACAAAAAGTTTAATATGAAAAGAAAGGGATTTCGTTCTGAGTTCGAAAGAGGTTTCGCCCATTGGTTGATTAAGAATGATGTTAAATATGACTATGAAAAGTTTTACATAGAGTATCAACCTAAAATTAAAAAGTATACTCCCGATTTTTATCTTTCAAAACAAGGTATATACATAGAAACAAAAGGTTTTTTTGATTTAGCAGATAGACAAAAACATTTATTAGTTAGACAACAAAATCCAGATATTGATATTAGATTTTTATTTGTAAATGCTAATAATAAACTTAACAAATCGAGTAAAACAACTTATGGTCAGTGGTGTGATAAAAATAAAATACTCTGGGCAGAGAAAAGGATTCCTAAAGAATGGTTGAGATAAACGAGTTTATTGATGAAAGTGAAAAAATGTCTTTATTACCAGATAGGTTTTATTTAATACTTAAACCAAAAGGTGATGGTAGTTTTAATGTAGTTGCTTATGATACAACTGACCCATCTAAGCCTGTTGATTCTACTTTTTATGTTTTAAAAGGTTTAATGGAAACATTAGAGATTGATTTAGATAAGTTAGTACAACTAGGTCAAATGGCTATTATGGATAAGATGATTGAATTACAATCTACCGGAAAAGAACCAACAACAGAATTATTAGAAACAGACATAGAACAAATAGACATGGGTAAAAAACATTGACCAAAATAGAAGAGAATAAATCTAGTAGTATTAAAAAATTAAAGTCACATGATTTTTCTATTACAAAATTTAGTAAAGATTTAAAGTATGGCAAGAAACATGAGAAGCTTGTTATGGAGTCTAGACTAGATTATGAGCTTAAAACAGATAGATTAGCACATAAAACAGGTAATGTATACGTTGAGTACGAGTCTAGAGGTAAAAGTAGTGGTATAACAACCAGTAAGGCTAATCTTTGGATATTTAAAATAGTGGATAAAAAGGATAAACATTTGTTTTCTATTGAGATTCCTCTTGACAGATTGCGTAAAAAGGTGTACAATAAATACCCTACCACTCTTGGTGGCGACCATAGAACATCTAAAGGTTATCTGGTTCCTTTAACAGATTTGGTATCTACGCAATGAATATAACAAAAGAACTACTTAGTAAAGCATTAGAATTAGTAGGTGGTCAGCGTCAAAAAGATTACGGAGATAAAGTAAAGAACCACGATAATATAGCAAAACTTTGGAGTGCATATTTAGATGTTAAAGTAGATGCACATGATGTAGCTATTATGATGAGCTTACTTAAAGTTGCTAGAACTAAATTAGGTGAAAGAACAAAAGATACTTATGTTGATATGGCGGCCTATGGTGCTATAGCGGGTGAAATACAATTTAAAAAGGGAGAGAATAATGGAAACTAAAATAGTTAAGATACGAAAATTAGATGATATAGATAAGAATGATTGGGAAGTTAACTTTAGTAATGAAACACAAATACTTTATACACATGAGGAGTTATTTAAAATTATGGAATTAGGATTAGCTAGAGAAAAACCAGTAGTAAAAAAAGAGGAAACAGGTACTCCTATATTTTTTCCTAAAGATGAAGAGTTTGAAAATATGAAAAAGAAAGAAAAGAAAATAGTAGCTAAATTTAGAGAAGATGTTACTAGTCTATCAAGTGCAAAGTTCAATAAGAAGTATAGCAAAATTAAGGGAGATAATATAAATGATGTATTAGATGAATGATACTGTAATAGCTAGTTTTAAAGTAAAGATAACAAAAGAAGGTTTGTTAATACTAGAAACGGAGTTAGCAAATCCTATTGATTTTACTGAAGCCATGGATAAATGGAACCCCGAATACGAAAACACCCCGGTAATAGCATCTATGTTAGATTACTATTCCGGGGTGTTTAATTTAATGATTAAGGATAGTCAGAAACTAACTAATTAAATTCCTAACTGTAATTGGTTAAACCCTTCTATGGGGTATGAGTCTACTTCAAAACATAAAGAATCAAAGTGTGCATCATGGTCTCCTTGACTATCAGCATACATTTTAAATTGCTCTACATATAATTCAGTAGATGACAAGCATGTATCCATATCTGGATATATGTATCCTTGATACCTTACTGATGGCCAATTTGGCATAGAAGTTATTATTATTGCCATTGCTATTTTAATCATCTACCCTCCTAACGGGTTAGTAGATTTTAACTTTATTTCTTCTAACTGTATATCTTGTAATTCATTTTCTTTTAGTGCTATAGCAATATTCTTTTCAATCTCAGATAATGACTCATTAATTTTTTTAATATCTTTCTTAAGACCATCAATATTAGGTATGTTTATACCCGCTATAGATTGTTTTACACTAGATATTTGTTCGTAGACCTCAGTTAAATTTGTTTCTTCTGGTATATCAAGCATTGCTATTTCTTCTCTTACTTTAGCAATTTGTGCAAATACAGAAGTTAAATCAACAGGTTGTATTTTCTCTTCTACTTTTGCAATTCTATCAATTAAATCTACTTTATATTCATTTGCATAGAGTAAAGCACTATCTACTTTTGCATTTAATTCTTTATCTTTTTCTTTTAGCGGGTTTAAATTAACTGCGGGTGTAGATTCTATTGCATCTAATCGTGAATTAAACTGGCCCCAAGTGTAAAATCCCCCGCCTATTGCCCCAATAACACCTAAAAGTGCCGCATATGTGCTAAGTTTATCCATTATCTTCATTGTTTTAATGCCTCCAATTCAGCTAATAATTTGTTTTTCGCTTTGTTAATACTTAATAATTTAACTCTGTGTATCTCAACAGGGTCATTGTTTTTATAGGAATTAAGCGAAGTTCCCACATAAATATCTCCCGAGTAGGAAGATAAATCAATTTGTAAAAATAATCCCAAGCTAGTGCTTTCGTATATTTCTTTTGCAGAATAGAAAGCTATTTCTTTATATGCATCGAGACTATTATCTTTAAAAAATAAATCCTCTTTTGATAAGTTTTGAGTTGTTTCTTTTGTTACTTGTGCTATTCTTTTAGCTATTGTTTTTAAATTCTTCTTTAATTTAGTTTCGGTATCTCTAACATCTGTAATAACCCGGTCTTCACTGTCCACCTGCTTTGGCTCTTCCGATTGTACATCTTCTTGTTCTCCACTATCTTCTGGTTGTACATCGGACTCCTCAGAGCTTTCGCTACTGGGTTCTTCTTTTTCTGGCTCTTTTTGTTTTTCATTGTCGGGTTCATTACTTGCTATTTCTTTCTCTACAGGTTTTGATTCTGTAGTTTCCTCCATTGTTTCATTTTCATTCTCTGCAATCGTTTGAACGCTTTCTTCCTCCGTTGCGAGACTTTCCATAGGTTCCTCAAACTCTTCAAAAGATTCCTCAGTAAGTTCGTCATTGAACTCCTCCTCAGTTATCTCTTCAAAAAACTCTTCGGCAGTAATGCCTTCATCCTCTAGAAACTCCATGAACTCTTCTTCCATGCCAGTCTCTTCTAAAAATTCAGTAAAATCCTCTTCAAATTCTTCTGTAAAAACCTCTTCTATCATCATAGGTGGAGGTTCCATAGTAAAATCTTCTTCAAAAAATACTTCTTCTACTGAAGGCATTTCTTGAAAATCCATTTCAAATTCTTCCATTATTGGAGGTAACTCTTCTATATAGACTGTTTCTATATCTTCAAAAGGTATATAAAAATCTTCTTCCCAACCCATATTATCTTCAAAATATACCTCTTCTTCTATAGGTATTTCAAACATAGGTAAGTCTTCTTCATACCAATTAAAATCTTCTGGTATATCTTCTATAATATCAACAATATCTTGGTCAATATCTTCAATAGATTCTTGAGTGTCATCATCAATAGGATTAAACTCAGTATTATTATAGGTCATGTTTAATGATGCACCTAATAAATTTGGCCCTTGTCTAGATTGATTAGAGTAATTACTATCTGTACCTTGCCAAGACCAATCTACTTTATTAGAACCTACACCTAGATAAATAATTCTATCATTGTATTGACCACATGCTGTAGTTATTCCTGTTGTTGTTGTGCCGGGATAACCATTACAATTGCCTTGAAATCCTGTAACTTCTGTTCTTGTTTGTGTTGTAGTAGATAATACATTACCACTAGAATCTTTTAATACTATTGTTGTAGTATG